GCATCTTTAATTTCTTCTCCTATACGTTCTATAGTAGAATCACTCATCTTAGTTTTACCATGAGTTGCATCTTCAAGATACTGATGAATCGCCAATTCTGCTGGATGGTGCATTATGCTACCTCTTCAGAATTATCTATATCAATGAAGTCATCTACAGTATCCATATCTTCTTGTGTTATGTTACTGCCTGTCTTTACATTCCACTCATTGATGATGTACTCATTGTAATTCTGCACCCAAGAAACAAAGTCGGCAAACATTGTTTGGTCAGACTCAGTTAATGCAACCTGAGTTGATACATCTAAGCTTGGTAGAGGAAGATAAAATGAATTACCATTAGGTAACTTTCTTTCATCTGTGTTTAGCACAATGTTGTGTTGCACTGGTAGTCTCTTCATTTGTGCTAACTTAGCAAAGGGAGCACCCATAATTTTGAAAGCATCACGGTTATCAATTTCCCAAATAAATGGAGACTCCTGCAACTCAGCAACTTCACCTCTGTCATCGACAGTGTTTTCCAAAGTTATTAATCCAAATATAACACGAACTCTTTTTATTTGTTTTAATAACTCTTGTTGAGTTACTGGTAATGATTTAAAATCCTTTACATAACCTGCGGCTTTACCACAGTTAAATGTACCTTGATTGTCTTTTAAATCTATATTTAAACTATCAGCCATAACAGTTTTATGGTAAGTACCCATTGGCTCACCTGCTTTGGCATTGCTGTTCTTAACAAATCTTTTATACATAAACCTCTGCATAAAGGGTCTGATAGTTGCCGATGAACCGTAATAAGTATTAACTTCAGGTTTGTCTAAGCGATATGTACCACCATTGACTACCTCAACCTTAACTGTCTTACCGTTCACATCTGTTTCACCCATGATTGGAGCATGATTAATCCTCAATCTAGGTAAAGTATTGCTCTTCTTCGGCTCAGAAGAACTATCTCCTGCGATACCCATAGCTTTTGCCATTGCAGCATAGTTATTTGTATCAATAGTTATTAAATCACTCATATGTGATACCTCTCTTTCTTTAAAGTTTTATAGTTATATCATGCCACATCTTTTGTGTCAAGCCAATTGTCACCTATTTTTGCTTCTAATAGTAACGGTACATTTAAATCAATATGAAACTTACTCTCAATCAATTGTTTTAACTCATTATTTATTTCTTTTATCAAATATATTACTTGATTTATTTCTTCAGGATGCACATCAACTACTACAGAATCATGCACACTATTCACTATGCAAGACTTATAAGTTTTAAACTTGTCTTCCATATGCATTAAAACTAATGGCACTATATCAGCAGTAGCAAATGATTGTACAGGATAATTCTTTATCTGCGTAAAGTTTGTAACACCACCATTAGTTAATCGTCTAATATCCGGGAACGCAAACTCTCTGCCTGAAGGTGTAGTAATCATACCAGTATTCATAGCTTCTGAAGCCAATCTGGTGTGCCATGATTTAATTCCTTTGTATTTTTCTGTAAAGTGCTCGTAGTATTTTGCTTCGGCTTGTGTTCTACCAAATCCTGTTGCTCCGTAGAGGGGTGCAAAGGTGTGTGCTTTCGCATCTTGACGAGTAGTCGGTTGACCCGCATCTGTAATAACTTTAGACGTATACGAGTGAACATCAAAACCAGTAGTGACTTCTTCAATAGCAACTCCATCTTGTGACAAGTAAGCAGCAACTCTAAACTCTAGTTGTGCAAAGTCAGCTTCTAAAACTTTACCACCTTTCCATCGTGATATAAATACTTTCTTAACAGGGAATGTACCACCTCTAGGCATGTTCTGCATATTAGGGTCAGCACCACTAAACCTTCCAGTAGAAGTTCTATGTTGTAATAATCTAACATGTAACTTACCATCAGGCTTCATATAAGTATTAATGCCTTGCACAAAGGAAGAGAGGTATGTATCTAATGCTGATAATCTTTGTATGTCATGTAAGAAACTATATGCTGTGTCAGAATCACTTCGTTTAGTAACGTGCTGTAAAACTTCTAACATCTTTTTATTCACACTAAAGCCATTAGCACTAATCCATTTTGCATTTGTTGGATTAAATTTAAGACCTGCTATTTCTCTAGTAGGAGCAAAAATGTAGCCAAGGCTATTGCAAGTAGCACATTTGGGTAACTTAGCGTAAAGAGTTCCATCCTTCTTAACCTTTCTTATTGTTCCTGTTCCATTACATGCTTTACACATAACTGCCACGGTCTTGTAAACAATATCAGAATTTTCTTTTACTTTATGTTTAAATTCATCCCTACTCATGTAAGGAGCAAAGTTATTCATCCAAGTTGTTTTGTCTTTTGGTTTTCTACTATATATAATCCATGACATTTGTTCAGGACTATTAAGATTGATTGGTGTATCACCCATAAGCTGATGTACTTGCCTAGTCAATCTCTCTTCTATCATAGTCTTTTCTTTTTCAAACTCTTCTCTAACTTCATTTAACTTGTCTACATCAACAGTAAATCCAGTTTGATATATTCTAGCTAGTGTTAGTGCAACACGATTAGTTAATAAGACAGTATCCATTAAACCTGAATACTCTACTGTATTTAACTTTTTATATAAGGCATCAGATAATTCTTGAGTAGCTTTTAAGTCAGCCGAAAGATAATCAGATAACTCTTGTTTAGGTATCTCATCTATAGGTACTTTATTTTTAAAGTATTCTTTCATAGTGTCTTGTTTCTTAGTTGCTAACTCATATCTGTTTGCACAAGCTTCTAATGATAGAGGTTCTTTTAATCCACGTTGAAGAATGTATTCCCCTAACATGGTATCAAAGATAGGACCATCATAATTTAAGTTACATTCCCATAGCCACATTAAATCATGTACTATGTTATGCCCTATAAGAATAGTTGCTTGGTCAAGTAACTCTTGTACACCTGTAAAGTCATCTCTAAATAAATGCTCTTCACCATTATCTGTTAGACAACCTACCATAACAAGCTTGTTGTCAGTCTCAAATGGGTCAAGATGTAACTTGCCATCTCTATGTGTTACAGTATTCTCTACATCAAGAGTCAGCTTCATGCTGTATACCTCGCAGTTTTATAATCAAGATTACAAGTAACATTACCATGCCAACCTGTCAATTTATTTTTTACAACATTGAGATGCCTTTCAGGACCTTCTTCTTCTTGACCTTCTATTGGTGGATTCTTAGCAATCAATACCATCAAGTCTGCTTCAGCAGCTTTACCAGTCCTACTACCTTCCATCATAGATTGATTAAGTATAACTTTACCTTCTGCTTCAGCAGATAGTTGAGACATATAAAACATAGCACAGTTATGAGACTTAGCTATCTGCCTAGCATATATTGCATTAGCCTTGAGTGCTTCATCGGGTCTAGCAAATCCTTGAGACCTAGCAAACTTATCACCCATGTCTAGTACAACTATGTCAGGCTTGTATGACTTACATACACTCTCTACCCAAGCCATATCACGATTAGATGCATCTTTGATATCTATATGTTTTCGTACTGGACTGTACAACTCTTGTGCTCTCTGTGGATTCTCTTTCACTTGATGCATTGTCATACCTGTCGCTGCAGTTAGATATCTTGCTCCCACTCTATGAGGACCTTCTTCGTTGCACAGTATAATACATCTAGCACCTTGATGTGCAAAGCCACCGGGAGATGCAATCAAACTAGCATGAAAGGATGTCTTGCCTGTATTAGGTCTAGCACCTACTTCAATTAGATGCCCAGCATTCACACCTTCAACTACTCTAGTCAAACTAGGAATGCCAAAGTTCCATCTAGCTTCTAAATCATTCTTGGATAGCAAAGCATCAATGCTTATGTCTTCCCATTGTATATTTAGATTAGGAGTAAAGTCATCACCATACTGCTCCAAAATATTACGAAGAGGTTCAAGTGTAGATTGAGAACCATTGACGTAATCAAAGCCAAGATTAGCAATGTCTTCACCAACAACTTGCTGAAATAGTTTAGATAAAACTTCTTGTGCAACATCTTCTCCCATTGGTTGTTCTCGTTTGATGCCGTTGAACAAAGATGAGTATGCTTGTTTTTGTGCAGTAGTCATTGATGGATTGCCTGACATAAACAATGCTTCAATCTCATCAGGTGTTACTGTTCTTTCGTATGTAGTCATTGCACTATCAAGTGCTTGTTTAATCTTTCTTACATCTTTGCTGAATAATCTGTCTGGACATTTAGCACCTCTATGCTCATCATAGAATGTTTTGTCCATCAGACTTCGTATTAGGGATAGTTCCATGTCTTACTCCTTTGGGGTTAGGAAATATAAATTGTTTAAGTCTTCTTCGTTTCTATACTTCAAATCATCTTTTAGTCTAAGTACTTTTACTTCTTTAACGTAGTTGCGTAATTCTTTTGCAAACTGCATTATCTTATCTAAGGCGTCAGGGTCTAAGGCAATAATTGCTGTTGAGAACTGTGATAGATATTGCTTGTGTGATTCCAATAATGATGTTCCTAGCACAGCTATCCCCTTCCGTGTGTCAGAAGCAACCACAGCTGCACTAACACAATCCTCAACAACAATAGCAGTTGTACCATGTCCTTGAGAATAAGGCAAGTTGTTTTTTCCATATCGTTTCCATTTAGGTTTACTCTTACCTAATGAACGACCTGCACCATCAACAATCTTATTGTCATGTACAATAGGAAACACTGCTCTGTTCTCTTTAACGTCATAGTACAAACTTAATGTGTTAGCAGATAGACCCCACTTATCACACCACTCAGTAATTGCCTTACGATTACCATGTGGAACAACATGTTCCGGGAACTCAAAGATTGTATTATCATCTTCTATCTGCTTACTCATAGCAGTGCGAATATCATCTACAGTGAGAGTAACACGAGAATTGCCAGATAAACTACAAGATATCTTATAGCAATTCCACATTACTGAACCCATATTATTGGTCACTGTAAATGTATTATAACTTTTACAGTTAGGACAATCTAATCTTCTAGACTCTCCTACACTTAACTGTAAATCATTTATATAATTGTATATATTCACTTATATGTATCACTTATATGTATATATAATATTAGCTGTTCGGCACTTGCCTTGTGCTTATAGCAATGGATTCACGGGTTGTCAATGCTTTTTTTGCACTTAGGTAAGTATTTTTCATATATGGCATTACACTATTAGGATTTGCATGTCCTGTAACAGACATTATTTGACCCATAGACACACCAGCTTCAACCATCTCAGTTGTACCTGTTCTACGTAAGTCTGCCAATCGTAGCTCATTAGGTAAGCCTGCAGAGGACATAGCCACTCTCCCTAGCTTGGATATACCATGAAGACTATAAGGCTTGTATGCTCCTCTAATCGCCTTTGGCATAGGTGCAACATATTCTTGGAATCCGTAGTCTTCCTTTTGTTGTACAAGCATAGCTAGTAAATCTTTACTAATGGGAAGGTGAACTGTGGCTCTACGTTTTGATTGCTCTAAGTGTAAAATACCTTTGTCAAAATCTATATACTCAAACTTTAACAATCTCATATCACCAATTCTTTGACACCATTCATAAGCCATTTGTACAATTAAACCTAAGTTTCGTGTTTTAAAATTAGTGTATGCATAATCTAGAAATTGTTTCACTTGGTCTCTTGTCCAAAGAGTTTTTCTAGACTTAGGTGTTCTGCATTTGAAAGTAGAGAATGGGTTACTTTGTACATAACCCATCTCCATTCCGTAAGAGTACATTTTTCTTGATACAGAGCATATATGATTAGCCATAGAAATGCCACGATTTAGCCATACTTCATAAGACTTCTTAGCTTTAGCACCGTTCATATTTTTTAAATATGTTCTTGACAAGTGTTTACTTTCTACAATTGTACTCAACATGTTCTTTATAAAGTATTGATAATCTTGTTTAGATTTATCGGCTAACATATTGAAATCACTAGATAATAAATACTCATCAGCTAAACCTTGTACAGTAGGATTGTTTTGTACAGACACAACTTCAGATTGTTGTTGCAAAAATGCATCAATCAATTTGTTAAATTCATTAGCTTTCTTTTTTGCTATTGACAAATCTGAACCTAAGTTAGTACGTGTGACAATGCCTTCATCAATATATCTAGCAGTAGGATTATATCTGTAAAAAACCATACCGTTTCCATATTTTTGCTCCTGTAAATATCGTGGCAGTTTCTTTTTCATATTGAACTCCCTATGCTGCGACTAATGCTTTGAACTTAGGGTGAGATATCCACTTAGCTACTTCGTGTTCTCTCTGCCACATTGATTCAGATTTGGTATCATTACCAGTATCTCTTAATACAAAACCATTTCTTGTATCAGCATAGCTAGAGTAGTTAGTGAATGCACTGTACAAACTAAATACATTATCACCTCTAGTGTGTGCTTCTTGTGCATACAGACTAGCCATTTTCTCAGCTTTCTTATCAGAAGGAATAATCTCTTTTAGTAGTTCTATTACATTTACAAAGATAGGCATTGGTGTTTCTGCCCACTTCTGTAGATTAGCAGATTGTGCATAGAAGTTTTGTCTCGCATCTTTAAGTTCTTGTATGAACCTATCCATACAAAAGTTAGATGTATTCTTCTTACGTATCTTGTC